ATCTTTTTTCTCCGACACTGTATTCAAAACCTTTGAATTCTTTGTTAAATAGATTTTTTGTGGCCTGTTTAAATCGATCATGCCTATTTCTAGACTCATCTTCATTCTTCTTGTATCGGTTAAAAAACTCAGAAGCCTCTTGTTGTTCTCGAGTTACGCCAGGTCTCAACTTGATCTCTTCGTAATACTTACTCTTTATTAACTCTAGGTGATTCTTTGCTTTCGCAACCTCTTCTTTATAAGCGAGTTTCTTCTTTCGAATATCTCGTTCTTCTTCTAAATCCTCATCAAAGAAAAAAGTGTCTTCCATTAGGAATTGTATTTCTTCTAAATCTAAATGAGGTTTTGTTGATTTATAATATTCTCTTAATAAAACATCTTCATTAACATTTGAGTAGTCAGTATTTAATCTAACATAATCCTCAACTGTTCCACCAGTTTCTTCCATGAAACTAACTAATTTTTCGATGTTTTCTGGTAAAGATTTACCTGTTTTTATTTGCTCTTGAATACTATCTTTAAGTTCCTCCTTAATATCAACGACTATTTCTTCGTTACTGATTTCTTCAATAACATTTTCAATGGTCCCTTGGTTTCCTTGCTCCATTTCTCGCAATTCCACTTCGGGTTGTTCTGTGCGTAACACGCTTTCATCTGTGCTTTTGATTTGAATGGCATCTGGATCTATATTGTTTGTTGGTATTACTACTTTAGTAATATCTTGTTCAATAGTAGGTTTAGAAATATCTACTCTAACAACCTTGTCCTCTTTATTTAGATTTCTAGGTTTTTTTGGTTTTGGCATTTTAAATTCGCCTTCTTTTATTGCAATTTCTGACATAATATAATATAATTAAATAGTTAACTTTTTTTTTAAAACCCTAAGTCTTCAAAATCTTCTATCTGATTTGTTTCGAATTTTAGAGGTAATGCATTATTTTTTCTTTGATTTATTAGTTCAGATTGTTGAGACGCTTGAATTTTCGTTCTTTCATCTTTTCTATCTTCTATTGTTTGCAACTTACTAGTTTCAGAACCTACCTTTAACTGCGCCAGTTGCATATTGTATTGGAATTCAATTTCCATTAATTGTTGTTTCATTTGAGTCTCCATTTGTATTCTTTCAATATCAAATTGAGACTTTGCTCTTTCTATGTTAACAGTTTCCTGTGTTAGTGCTTGTTGTTTTTGTACTTCAAACAAAGCAGCTTTTTCAGCAGTTTCTTGGTTAGCTTGTGCTTGAGCTTGAATATTAGTCATTTGAGCCGCTTGCATCGCTTTCTGTTTCTTAGTTTTTCTAAACTTAAGAACTTGATTCGCCATTTTTAGATTTTTAATCTGTCTAATATCTATAGCGTCATCTAAGTCTATACCTTGACTTTGTAAAGCAACTTGTATGTTTTGTTCTAACATAGCCTTTTCTTCTTCATCTGGTTCTAATTCTAGATATATACCAAAATCATGAAGGTTAAGACTTTTCATATCTCTCAATGTAGAAGTGTTATAAGTAGTTATACTTTGTTCTAACACATGAGCAGTTAGAGGAAAATCTAAACAATCAGCTATCCTAAGTGATATATTTTCACAAGTCTTAAGTGTTAAATATAAACTAGACTGTAATATATGCTTAGTTGCTGTATTTGACGCGTTAGCAGCCATCTTTTGAAGTCCTACCAATGTATCTTTGTCTACCATACTTCCGTCTCTAGCTTCATTTAGTCCAGTAACATCTCTTATCATTTGCAGATAATATTGATATGTTTGAATTAATGATGCTAATTTAGCTTGACCAGAAGAACTTGTTAGTTCTTGGATAGGTATTTTAGCAGCATTCATTCCGCCTTCTTGAGTAAGAGATCTACCTACTATACTACCAGTTTGAAAGTACATGTTTAATGCTTCAGCTGGATTATAGTTAGTTCCATTACCTAAATCAACATCAGCAAAACCATCTACATCAACGAATACACCATCAGGGATCATTTTAGACATGACTTGTTGTATCTTTAAATGAGTCAACTGTATCATATCAGCAAAACCAGTTATTTTATTAACTGTTGAATCTATCTTACCTTTGTACATTCTAGGCGCTGTTAGTGAATAGTTCATTTGAACTTTCGTAGTATCAGCAAATGGACGAGTCATGTGTTCTGACATCTTCCATTCAAGCATTGTATTTGTACCTAGTATTTTAGCACCTGTATATAATGCTTCTATAGTTCTAGATATTCTTTCAAAATTATCGTTTTGTGGTGGATTAAACTCATCTGTTTTTTGAATAGCTTTTTCTAATCCATTTTCACCATATTTTATCTTGAATACTTGGTTCATGTAAGTCTTATACTCAAAGTACAATACCTGAACAGTATTCTCATCGTAATTACCCCAACCAGTAACATACTGACTATTACCTGGCATGTTTTGAATCTTCAATAACTCTTCGTCAGTTATGTGTGGAAACTGTTTTTTTAACTCAGATATTGTAACTGCTTTTATTTCTCCTACGTAGTATATATCATCGAAATTAGGATCTTCAGTATACGAATAAACTACATAAGCAGGATCAACATAATCTATAGTTATACCTTCTGATTTATTAAAATTAGTTTTAACACAAGCTATACCTAACACTGTTAAATCATAGTTCAATCTTCTTCTAACTAAGTCCCATTTGTTATTAGCTAATACATTATTTATAGCTTCTTCTTCAGCTATCTCAATAGACTGCTTGTATGTTAGTTGCATGTGTATATCCAACTCTTCTTTCGTCTCTGGAAGATCTTCTTGTGGAAGAGGTGAATTTGAAAAATCCATTCCAGTTAAAGTATTTGCTTTGTTTATTAAATCCTTAGAATACATATCTCTAAGAATGGATTGAGCATAAGAAGTTCTTGCTTGTAATGACTCTGGATCTTGAGCATAAGCTTTTATATCATAAGTCTTCTGTGACATACCATTAACCACAATGTCAACAAACTTAGATATAACTGGTACTGGTCTCCAATCTAAATTTAAGTATGAAATGTCACCGTTAGTAGCTAGTTCATCTTTATATTTTTGTACTGACTGTTCTCCTCTAGCATATAGTCTTAATTGATGAAAATTACCCCAATTAGAAGCATATCTATTATTACTTGCTCTACTTTTACCAAACCATTCCTGTTCTATAGCTCTAGATACCTGCAATCCGTATTCTTCCGATGCTTTTTCTGCATCACTTACTACTTGACTTGGAAATGCACTATTAGTATTTGTGTATACATTCATTTATTATATATTTTTGAAAAAGAACCGTTATTATCATATTTTTTTATTCCTAAATCATAAACCTGTCTAACCATTTTGACTGAAGGACTATATCTGTTTTTGTTACAAGCCATTATAGCTAATCCAGAACTTATAGAAGCATCATGATCTGTTCTATTATTTATATTAAACCTAGCCCAGTCATTAAGAGTTCTATTAAAATACATACTTCCATAACCAGTACTAGTCAATCCTATAGATTCTTCTATATACGACTCTATCGCTGAAGCATGCGCTTGTTTTATATCTTCACTAGAGTTAGGTATTCCACCAATCTCTCTTTCAGTTACAGATAAATTATTCCAAACCTTATCAGGTCTATTCATTGAAAAACCTCTATAACCTCTTCTTTTAAAATGATACAATAACCTAGGTTTATTATTCTCTGCTAATATAGGCATACCATAAAATATACATGCCATTAAAACTTCTTCAAAAAATATCTCAGCTGTTTGTGGTCTAGCAATATACTCTAAAAAGAAAGCATTTGGTGGTGCGTCTTCCATAGAAAACTTAGTTAATCCACTTAATGATCCGTTAGATCCCTTACCGTCAACAGTACCCGATATATCATACGGGTCACACCCAAATGCTCCAACGTGTTCATTACCAGGGTATTTTAAACCATTCTTTATTATTATATTATTTTGTAATTGTAATGGTGGAACCCATGATATTAAAAATCTACCATCTTTATTTGGATAGAATACTACCCTAGTATCTTGAATACCATTCTCCCATTGAAAACTACCTTTAGTTATAACACTAGTATTTCTTAAATCATCATTGTAATCTATCTGTTCGTATATCTTAGTTAGATTAAAAAGAGATTGTTTTGCTTCATCTCTAAAAGCGTGTTGTTCTGTTCTTGGAAACTGCCTATAGTACTCATTTAAACCGTCTTGATCAGATTTAAGACCATCTACTTCATTTTGCCAATGTTCTATAACACCGTAATCTATTTCATTACCATCTACACCTTTTATAGGTTTATTCGGTGTATCAAAAACAGGTACTCCATAAACATCTATAAAACCTTCGTACGACCATTCCATCGGAATGAATAAACTATATAATCCAGAACTTGTTTGTCCGTTCCTATTTCTTTTAGAAACATCTGAGTTATAATATAAAGTCTTAAAATTATCTCCACCTTTGTCTAGAGCATTAGAAGTTGAACCCATCATACATTTACCAATAACTCTACTACCTAATCTTAAAGTTGTTTTAGTAACTCGCCAATTGTTTAATATATTGTCTGGTCTTTCCCATTTACCACTTTCATCATGAACTAATAGTTTTAACTTTTCACCATCATAACTATTATCTCCAGTATTCTTCCAGTCAATAGTTGTATCAAGTCCTTCTAATTCTTCTAGTTTTTCATTAGAATCTAATTTTCTTCTAGTAAGTTTAGATGCTGGTATTCTATATGCTAATTCTGTTTTAGGTCTATCCATACCATCTTGGATAGGTTTAAAAAAGAAAGGATAATTTATTGATATTGGAACTACTTTGTCTGTAAACATTTTTTTAGCATCTGCTCCAGATTTTGAAAGTATACCAAATCTTGAGTCACTTGATATTGTTGCTAAGTTTACTAATTCAGAAGAAGACATGAAGGAAAATCCAGAACGTCTATTTTTTAAATAACACATTCCGTAGCATCTAGGATCTGCTTTACAAGCTTCCCAGAA